CTTTAGGCAATTTCATTATTATTTCCTGTTGGTTGTTCCCATTGCATTTCCACCAAATGGATTGCCTCCAAAGCTTCCTGCTCCAGTATATGCGCCTCCTCCCCTACGACCCGCAGTATAACCACTGCTATTTCCGCTAGAACTTCCACTTGCAGATGATCCAGTTGCAGTACTTGCTGAAGCTAAAAGAGAAGACGATCCTAATCGACCTCGCGCTACAGCTTTAAGTCTACGCTCGTTTTTCCCAGTTTCTTCGTCAAGCGCACGCTGTTGTCTAGCTACTGAAGCTATTTCTTGCTGTGTTGGCTTTGGAACTTTAGGTCGTTTAAATAATCCGCTCATTTTAGAGTCCTTAGATATTTTAATAATTGATATGGCGTAAAAATAAAAGGTTTCTTAATGCCTAATATTGCCTTAATGTGACCCACGCAAGTATTTAGCATAAAAAGATAGCCCTTCCGCTTTACCGGATTGAAACTTTCTATTGCATAGATATTGTCGATTATACTCTTTTCTTCTTTAATCGTAAATAAATCAAAGGACTTTGCCCCTTTTCCGTAAATAATGTACGAATTTCCTGCGGGTTTTACTAAAAAACAGTGCCGACACCCTCGTTTTAAGAAAAAAGACCACCACCTACCATCATCTTTTTCAAAAACTACATATAATTTAGAATACATTGATATCAACTTTTGCTTTATGGGGTTTGTCAAAATAACCTGCTCTACTTAATGCGCTTCTTCCTTCTCCTTCACCTTGCAATGCATACTCTAAAGCTTCAACTGGGTGAGAATATTCGTTCTTATCTGGTTCGTCAGTGTACCTATCTCCCGATACCTGAACTCTTCGATAGCAAAAACCGCCTTGTAACCCTTTGCGAATCATAGATGCTTTAGGCAATACAATAAATCTAGGCTTTCCGTCCATACACATTTCTTTCATTGGCACTTCTAACGCGGCCCTGCGCTTCATTGGGTCGTTACTTCTGGTAGGACTGCAAGGAACGCCTGCCGCACGCATAATTTGGAACGGAGTTTCAGAATTAGCTTGGTTTCTGTTGCTTCCGGACGGATCTCCCCAACCTTTAAACGAGTAATGAGGATAATGTTGTTCAATATATTTCTTTAAAGTAGGCGCAAAGTCTATTGCTCCTGAATCGGAATCTACCAACTCATCAAAGCATACCCATCTTCCAATAGGCGTTCGCTGTAAAAATGCACAAGCAGGCGTGCGTCCAAAATCAAAACCAAGCACGATGGGGGTAGACTTATCAGGCACAAAATCCATATGTTGACAGTGAACAGAATCAGTATACATAGGATGCACTGGCTTACCATTCGACACAAAACCGTATTCATTCCCTAAGTTAACCTTAATCCAATCGTTTGTTTTGCCTGACAGCCCTCTTGAGTAATAATCTACTGGTAAGTTTGCTAGGTTTTCTGCTTTTTTATTTACTAACCACGTTTCGCCATCTTTATAAACGCCACCCGCTTGCCTATAAAACGCCCATCCTTCTGGTCTTTCTATTTCCGCAAGCTTAAAATACCAATGGTCTTCGTCTGGTGCGTTGCTGTCCCCAAGTATTCCGTGGTGCGTAGGGGTAGCACCTTCTTTATTTGATGGGTAACGACCATGACGCAAATCAAGCATATCAAGCACAGCTTTACTATGTTCTTTCGTTTCATTAAGCCAAACCCACGTTGTCTGTATTCCCCTTGCTTTTTTAACGTGTTCAGGCCGGTCAAAAGCAATAAATACAACATCGCAATGTACACTAGTACCATCTTCTAATTTAAACCTTATAAAATGCGTAGGAGGTTCTTTGTTACCTTGCTTGAAATCGCCTAATTCTCCATGTATTTCTAGCCAATCTTTAATGGTTGTAGAAAATAATTCGGAATAAGTGTTTCGTGCCGCAATTACCCTAGACAATCGGACGTTATAATTCTTATGATCTTTTTGTTTTACAGGTTCTTGCTCACACATTAGGTCAAACAATTTTAAAATGCATTGCACAGTCTTGCCAGATCCTAACGGCCCCATTATAAATGAGTTTCTTGCACGACAATCAGCAAAATCTTGTAGCACTTGACCCTGTGCCATCAGGCTATATTCTATTTGCATGAGTCCCACTTAATTTTATCGTAGTTTGATGCGTAAGCTTCGCGGGTTCTCTTGTCAGATTTTCTAGCATGATCCCCTTTTCCACCGTTTTTTTCAGGGAAATGCCTGTCTCTTGTTTCTTTGTCTAAGGTTTTTAACAGATCTTGCGCCACAATTAACTCCTACAAATGCAAGGCTCCTCCAAACAATCGCAGTAGCTAATCATTCTTTGGGACACTAAATAAAGGACTTCCTTCATAGCATACTGGTCTTTATCCATTAATGCCATTGCAAACTCTTCAATTAACTCTTGGTCTATTTCGTTTATAACTTCGTCCGTGTCAATCTTTATCATAGGGGCTGACTCCTAGCCAATCATCAAGGATCATACGTTTTGCTAACTCAATATAAAACAATCCTCTTTCGTCATCTAACGAACTCCCTACCTCTACGCCATGCTCACCTATACTTATTAAAATAAACTCCTTAGAACGCTTTATATGAGCTTCTATGATGTCTTCTTTGTCTGGTCTTAGCTTAATAACATTTTTCATTCTAATTCAATTTTTTTTCGAGTGAGTGATAATGATACAGATCACATCGACTCTCGGGAGGGGGGTAGCCACTTATCCACAGGTTGCTAACACCTTTTCCACAGGTTTACCCACAAGTTATACACTGTGCTGTCCACAGGTTTATGAACAGGTTATGCACTGGATGAATCATACCGCTTTCTTTGTATGGATACAGTTAACCCCTGCTCCCCTGTCTGCTCTATAGACTTGAGCGATGGTGTCAGGTACTTAGCTACCCTATCTAATGCTTGTACGGCCGCTGTATGGTCCTCCACTTCGCCAGACTCTTTAGCTATTGCCTGTATATCTATAGCACTGCAGGCCATGCTAAACACCACATCAAAGTCCTCTCCATAGATAGCCTTTAGGCGTGCGTTTAAAGCTTTCTCTAGAGCCTTTTTAGGTTTATTAGGTGAACCTTTAGGTCTGCCCATGTTTTTTAATCCTAAGTGATTGTTTTTGTTACAGGTTAATATTGTTGAGATGTGGTGATTATATCATAAAAGGGGGTTTTGTGACCATAAAGGGATTATTAGTCGTGTTTAGTTCTAGGGGATACTCTCCCTATAGTATACCTTGTCACTTCATTCATTTTATATATAGGTACACATATGTCTTTATTCACTCTATCAACTATCGGCTTTGACTCCTTTACGGTGCAAGGATCTATTCAAGCTTCTCAGGCTTTCAGAGCATTGAAGCAAGATCACCCAAAAGGTTCACACACTTTGAAGCGTGGCACTGAGGTGCTGTTATCGCATAACTCAACAGAGCAATCAGTTTATAAGAACTGTAACTCTTAACACCAACCATAACGACTTAGAGGTCACAACATGAAAGACGCAAAAATAGAAGCAATCGTTAAAGAGATTACCGACAAAGTAATCGCCAACCTTGAGAACCTACCAAAAGACGCTAAATGGTCTAAGCCGTGGAGTTCTAATGGTGTAGCATTTGGGGCGCATCATAACCCCATCACTGGGACCGTATACAGCGGGTTTAACTGGTTCATCACCAATTTTAGTGGTTATGACTGCAACCAGTGGGTCACTTTTAACCAGTTAGTAACCAAATTCGGTAAAGATGAGGCCTGTAAATATGTCAAGGGCAATAAAACCACCGGAATTATCCATTTTAAAATGCTCAAAGATTCCCGCGATGCTACAGGGGCCACTCTCTATCCTAAAATGTCTCAATATCGCGTATTTAATGTCGAGCAGTTAAACGACTTTGATACCTCAGTTTTTGGCCCCAAATCATCCGTTACCGATGCCCCAATTATACCAGAAAATGGCGTAAATTGCATGGCTAAACAACTAGGTGTTGATCTTAAATACACTGGTAACAGGGCGTGTTTTATACCCTCGCAAGATCAAATTCATATGCCTACAGTTGAATCTTTTATTGATGGTGGTACTGGACGCGATCACCACGACTCGACTTTGTTACATGAAATAACCCACTGGACAGGCCACAAATCGAGATTAAACCGTAACCTTAAAAATGGGTTTGGGTCTAAGGATTACGCGTTCGAGGAACTTATTGCAGAACTTGGATCAGCAATGGCCGGATCAATTATGGGCCTGCCATATGAGGGGCTACAGCATGATGAATATATACAGAATTGGATTGAAGTCTTGCAGGGGGATCCTAGCGCATTGTATGAGGCTAGCAAGCTTGCGAATAAAGCTGTTCGATATATGGTCGAGAATAGCAAGGAAGCGTCAGAGATGGGCAGTAAGGCCGCTTAGAGTCCAACGCGTAGCCTATCCGCGATGGGTAGGTTATTCGATGCACTTTGGCATCATAACTAGAGGATAAAATCATGATTAAATTACATACTGATACTTGCGTTGAAATCGCGGATCTAATTAATACTATTGACGTTGCAATTATTTGCGCAAAATCCAACGATAGCAAAAAGGATGAGCCGGATTGTATTTTAGATTTCAGGGAGATTCACGGTAACTGGAGTTTTTGGTGGCACGAACGGGCTAAAGCCGTTATTTTATTGTATGACAATTACGGCATTAAATTGCCTGCTTACAATCGTGCCTGCGAGATCGTTAAAGATCCTATGTATTCCAATGCGGTGTTAACTTTAGAGCAAGATAAAAGACTAGAGGTAGCATAATGGATTACTTTGAATTGATTAATTTATTGTCAGATTCCACCCTTGAAATTATCAAGCTTGACCTTGACCGACAATATCAAGATCTACTGACTAACATCCAAGATAAAGAATCAACAATCGAGGCTCACCGTAACAGTGGTGAGCCTTGGACGGTTTCTATCGCTGAAATGGAATCATTAGTTCGTGTTCATTGGTTTCAGTTAGAAAGCATAGCGCGGCATGTTGATCGCATTGAAGAAAGCCAACTAAAAAGGGGTTTAGTATGAGTACTCAAAATCAAAGACTATTAGCGTATCTTGATAAAGGATATTCCATTACCAGAATTAACAGTTTTAAGGAACTGGGGATTTTTGAACTGTCAGCGCGTATCTGCGAACTTAAAAAAGACGGGCATAACATTAAGATTGAGCGGATCAAAGGGCTAAACCAATTCGGGGAGAAAATAAATTATTGTAAATATTCCCTAATCAAGCCAGTGGATTCAAGCCCATATCAACATAATCGGGGATACACTCTTTAATCCTGCCAAGCCCTCAGAGATGGGGGCTTTTTTATTTTCCTTGATATTTTTTTCTTAAGTAATTTATTGACACGGGCATTTCGTCAAACCCTCCGTTCCGGACTTCGTTTAACATCCAGATTCCCCGCCATGATCCGTTAGTTTGAGGCGTTAAATAATCTTCGTCATGTTGATAATATATTCCAGAAAACAAACCTGTTAAATTTACCCCATCAGCACGCCTTGCAAATGCTATTGACCTATCTTGAACGTGGCCCATTACTGCAGACATATGACGTTTGTTTAACAGCGCGTTAGCACTTGCCACTGGCCGACCCATTACACCAGACGTAAAGAAATGAGAATACGCAATTTGGTCAACCACCACCACTTCAAGATAAGAATAAACTTCAAAGCCAAATGATTCTAATTCAAGATCTTTGTACCCAATTAAGCCCTCCAGTTTTGAATCAGATTCTATCGCACGTTCTATGCGGTTTTCATGATTGCCTAGGGTATATACTAATCGCGGATGCCATTGTTTTTCTTTGTTTCTTTTGAGTCGCGCTTGCTCTTCTTGGATTGGATTCATAAATACTTTCATGGCCTCAATCCCTGCCGCAATATCATCTTTGTATCTTCGTCCCTCAAACGATTTTTTGCCTACGTCCCAAGTGGACAGACTAGGCATATCAAAATGATCTCCAATATGAACTATGACATCAGGTTTCTTTTCAGCCGCATACATACCCGCCCATCTTAAATGTTCAGTGGGTGAGTTTGGTTTGACTTGTGTATCCGGAATAATTAGATGTTTCATCAATTTCGTCCTCCAAATTTTCTATTATTACCTGCAGAAAATCCATAACTGCAAAGGCATCGTTTAAACAAAAGTCGGGAGACAAACTAAGTTTGATTGTTCGGGTAGCTATCCCAAATGGTTCATCGAGTGATTTCATAGATAGGGGGCGCGTTGGGGACGGTGCGCCAAGCCGTACTTAGAGGTTCTTTTAAAACGGTATATCATCATCCCCAAGAGGCTCAGGCTCTGGCTCTGGCTTTTTCTCTTGTTCTGGATTGTAATTAGCCTGAATGTTTGTAACATTTGATTGGCTTGTCTCCGAATCTTGATATATAAGCCTAACATTACCAAGTATAGGAAGTCTAACCTTTTCTTCTCTCTCTTCTTTAGTCATAGATTGAGTGACAAATCCGTGATTTCCGTACTCATTTTCCGGCCCTAAGTCGATAAAAGTAGTTAGATCAAGGTAGGTACCTTTGTGGCCTGCGTACAGTCGCGTCTTGTCGATTTTTGTTACGTCAATATTTAAAGTTATGCCTATTTTTTTCATTTTTCTTTTCCTTTATAATTAATTACTTCAGTATGGGCGTTGGCAATTTCTACCTCTAATTTACCCGCGTATTCTTCATCAAGTTTTATCAAGATACAAACTGGGGGTATCAATTCAGAATAAGCAAACAGATACCATTCTTTTCTGCCTGTTACCATCATGCACCCAGTTACTTGTTGGATGTATTTTGTAATTAAAGTTTTGGGATTTCTCTCATAACCTAACATGACATTATCAGTTGGACATTTTATTTCTAGCCCCGAATCTTCGTTAATCAATCCATCGGGAGAACATCCGTAAGTCAGACTATCATGCAAAATAAACCCAGTTTCTATTACCTTTTTGTTGCTCATGAACTCAAAAACTTTTCTTGCTTCAGGCTCAAGATCAATACCATGTTGCATTGCCGCAGTAGTAACGTTATCAGGGTATGCATTGTAATATTTCCCTAAAATAGCGTCTGATATAAGCCCCTGCGCTTGCGAACTAGGTTTTCCGGTACTGGTTATCAGCTTATGAAAACTGGACGCAGACAACACGCCCTTTCTTGCTTCTCTCCATTCCGGAGTGCCTTGTTCGTGATCTAAGACAATCATTTCGTTTTAGGCTTTGGGGTGTGTAATTTGTAATTAAGCATCCCCATAACTTTGCCGTATTGAGTTGCTTTTAATTCGCCAACATTACTAATTTTAAATGTATCTAAAAAGATTGAAACATCTGAATTAGTTTTAATTAGTAGATCATTAATTTCTTTTTCTTGTTCGTGAGTTATTACCGCATTTGCTACAGCGGGATTTATGTCCTCACCCATGTACAAATGATGCCCCAAACCATGCATGGCTATCGCTTTAACTAAACATCTCATTTTTGAGTCAGATATGTCTCTGGATGTTGGGTTTTTGATAGAGTTATTCCGGTTATCCATAACAGGTAGCCACATAGTATGTTGATTTTCTTTTACCTTAACCGTAACTGTTACTTCAGCAGTCTCACCATAACTAGTGACAGATCCAAACCAATAACTAGAATCAGGAAATTTTTCCATTAGTTTTGACCAAGCATAAGCCCATGATATGTAAGATAAATTACCTTTCTTTTCAATATAATCAGAAACGTCAATCTCTGATAAAATGTTCCAAGTACTGCGTTGATTTA